TGCTGGCGGCTATCGTGAAACGGCTGCACGAATCGACATGAACGGGGCGGCGGCGGGACGTGCAATTGCTCCTGGTGCTTCACAACATGCTGGTAACAGCGGTGTTACTGAGAGTGTGGCAGGGCGTGTGCCAGAAGCTGAGCCTTGGAATGGTCACCTGGATGTAAGCACATTGGATGGCGGCTCTGGTGAAGGTGCAAGCAATGTTGGCGGCAGTGAGAGCTATTACTACGGTGCGCCAACTGATCAAACTTCCTACAACGATCAGACTGGTAACTTTGATCTCAGTAACTTCCCAGAAAGCAATGCTGCTGGTGATTTCCTAGTGTGGGCACCTGGTAAAGACAAACGAGTTGACCCCAACCTGCTTGTCCTCGTCGAGGAAGTTGCTCGTAGATTTGGTCGTCCATTCACTATCATTTCAGGTTATCGTTCGCCAGCCAAGAACGAGGAAGTTGACGGTGCAAAGGGCTCAATGCACTTGCAGGGACGAGCAGTTGACGTTTCAGGTAGCGGCTTGACTAACCAGGACCGACTGGACATTATCGCTATTGCCAGCTCTATTGGTATTCGTGGTATTGGTGTTTACAATGGTGGCAGCTTACACTTTGACAATCGCACAGGTGCACGCCAGGGTTGGGGTAGTGACTTCACTCGTCGAAGTGTTCCTGCCTACGCTGTGGCTACCATGGATAAACACCGTGCTGGTGGATTCCCGCCACTTGCACCATTGCCAACCAACAATACGCCGCGCAATACTAATGGAGGGGGACCTGTATAATGTTGCGATTGGTTGAAGCCCGATATCGTGTTCAGTGGGACACATTCACAGTTCGTGACGAGTATGCGACCAAATTCCTAATCAACGTGGGATTTGTTATCGTGACTCAGCAAATGCTGGATCTAATACTCAGCTTCAAAAGGTGGAGCGGGGTTCGTTACCTCAATGAGGACCGCGAATACGAGATTGGGTATGGCATTGGTGATCCTGACGACGAGCAAGGACATAATGAAGCGCAGTCATATGCTGAATGGATTGGCTATGTGCGTAACAGACAGAAGAACCTGCAGGTGCAAATTCCGGTCGTAAATCTGCCTCAAAGTGTTTTTGATGGATTGCTCAGCTTGTATTTGGATACTGGCACCTGGCGCACTGTGGTGGCTGATGAAGGCACGTATGACCTAGCAGATGCGATCAAGAATTCTAACTGGCTGCTAGCGGCAGATATTGTTGCTCGTGGTAACGTGAATCCTGAATTGCGCAAGCGTGAGGCTCGTGTCATGCGATTGGCTGACTACACATACAACAAGACACGCAATCAACAAATCGTGCAACATGCTCATGAAATACGAAAGCGATATGTGAACGGTATCACAACCGAGTTTGACAAGAAGCAGGCTGAATTCTCCTACTACCGTCAATTTGGTGTGTTCTTGCCAGGCATGTCACAGCTTCGCCAGCGACGCATTGTGCAGCAAGCGTTAACTTGATCAGCCTTTGACCGTGTATTCCTCCAAGGAATACTCACGCTTGCGGCGGACGTAGGTGTCCACGATTTCTTCGCGCCAGTATTTTGACGCGGCTGCTTCGGACTCAAACACGCCAACTACACCGCCTGAATCCAACACTTCACCAGCCACGTCGGTGGATACGTCAGCGGTCAAAATCCAAACAGTGGCCATGTCATGTCCTCTTTGCTTACAGTTCAATATAAGCGAAGTGTCTTGGTCTGTCAACCAAAATCAGCACTTTTCCACAACATAAATACCAGTATGGCAACCTTCGTAGGATTTTCATCATTTGGTAAACGCACTGGCACTCGTGTCCTTGAGGACAAAGAGTTGGCCAAGCGCGACTTGCTCAATCACTTCTACACTCGTCGCGGTGAGCGACTGGGTGAACCAGAGTTCGGCAGCATTTTGCCTGAGCTTGTATTTGAGCAGTTTGACCAGATGGTAATTGACGCAGCCGACGAAGATGTTCGCAAAATCATTGATCTAGATCCACGGTGGGAGTTGCTCGACTACCAGATTGATACTGAAGAGCACACTCTAACTATCACAGTCCAGTTGCGCTACGTTCCCGATCTAAGTGAAGATCGCCTAGTGCTTGAATACACCAACTCAGAAGAGATTTAACATATGAGCCAATCCATCCGTCAACGCAATCTGTTTGCAGCTGAAGACTACCGTATGGTCTACGATAGCTTTAAGCAAGCAAACTTCCAAGCATACGACTACGACTCAATCCGTGGTGCACTGGTTGATTACATTCAACAGCAATATCCAGAGAACTTCAATGACTGGATCCAGAGCAGCGAATTCGTTGCACTGATTGAGACCTTGTCATTCCTTGCTCACAGCCTTGCTTTCCGTATTGACCAGGCTGGACGTGAAAACTTCCTCAGCACTGCTGAACGTCGTTCCAGCGTGTTGCGCATTGCAGACTTCTTGGGATACACTCCCAGCCGCCATCAGCCTGCTCGTGGTGAACTCAAAGTAGTAGGTGTTCGCACAACACAGGACGTATTCGACATCAACGGCGTCAACCTCAAGAATGTCAACGTTGAGTTTGAGGATTCGTTCCAGAACTTCCTCCTAGTGATGAACGAAGCCCTCAGCACAACCAACAAATTTGGACGCCCAACTGATACCACTCGTATCGGCAACGTCAAGCATGACATCTATGCAACCAACATCAGCGCAGGACGCAACGTGGTGTTCAGCGTGAACGGCAGCGTAAACGGTGTTCGTCGTAACTTTGAAATCCATGGCCTTGAAATTGATTCTGCTACCAACACCTTGATTGAAACCGAACCAAACCCCAACTCAAGTTTTGACATCGTCTACAAGAATGATGGACAGGGCTTGGGCAGCAATAGCACAGGCTTCTTTGTGGGCTTCAAGCAGGGAACGCTGCAATACAATGATATCAATGCTGACAAAGCTATCCCCAATTTGGTAGTTGATCTTGGCACCAACAACGTGAACAACAGCGACGTCTGGTTGCAGGAAATCAGCACTAGTGGTGCAATCACTTCAAGCTGGACCAAAGTTGATTCCAGCTTTGGTGCTAACACAATCTTCAACACAATTCGTCAAGACCGCCGCAAGCTTTACACTGTAAAGACTGTGGAAGATGACAACATCAACGTGGTGTTTGGCGATGGCGTGTTTAGTGAAATTCCACGAGGCATCTTGCGCATCTGGTATAGAACTGGTGTGAACCAGACTTACCGTTTGGACCCTGATGATATGGGCACGGTTACATTCAGCTTTGACTACGACGCTTCGGACAATAACCGCTACAAGGTGACGTTCACTTGCGAACTGCAAGAGCCAGTCAACAACGCGGCTGCACAAGAATCCATCACCAGCATCAAGAACAATGCAGGGCGTGTGTTTGCAACACAGGACCGCATGATCACTGCCAAAGACTATTCAGTGTTTCCGCTCACTGTTAGCGAGAACGTCAAGAAGATCAAAGCAATCAACAGAACTTATGCAGGGCACAGCCGCTTTATCAAGGCACGTGACCCTACTGCTACCTACCAGAGCGTGGACATGGTTGCAGATGATGGCTACCTATACACGGAAGGTGTTACTTTTCGTTCCAGCCTGTCACTGCCCAGCACACTTACCGTTGACCAGATCTATGAGCGTTACCTAGCGGACCTGATCGAGAACCCAGAGATCATCAACCTGTTCTACGACAAGTATACCACCACCAACACTGATTTCTCCAACGGTTCATCCAGCTTTGAGTGGCAGCAAATCACAAGCGGCTATCGCGGCTCAACTGGTTACCTCACTCGTGCTGGTGTAATCCAAAAAGCTGGCGACAGTGCTACCACTGCATTGAGCGTTGCTCGTCCTGGTGCAATGGTAGAGTTCATTGAGACTCCATACAACGCAGGAACGCTGGGCGATGTAGGATCAACCTTGCAGATCGTAAATGCGGGCAGCGGTTATACCAGCGCCCCCACTGTTACCATCAAAGGCACAGGCGCCAATGCTGCCGCAACAGCTACCATCTCGGCTGGACAGATTGCAGTTGTAACCCTTACAAATGGTGGATCAGGCTATCAGAACCCAGTTGTGGTGGAAATCACTGGAGGCGGCGGCACCGGCGCAGAAGTGGTGGCAGTTGCTACCACAGCCAAGAAGAGCTGGGCTCGTGTGGTCGACATTGTAAACGACGGACAGGGCATCAACGACAGCAACGGAAATCCAACTGGTCTAACATCACGTGGACAGGGTGCAATCATCCTCAGCAAAGCAATTCCCAACACTGCTCGTGTATCGCGCATCTTCCCTTCATATCACACAGTGTTCACAGTGGACGAAAAGAACATGATCCAGGATGAACTGGCATCACTTAACTCGTTTGGATTGCGTTACGACGCAACAGCGGGAACATGGAAATCAATCCGTGCAGGTGACCTGCCACCAGTCAGTCTGAACAGTCCTGACAACTTCAGCTTTGCCAATGCAGGCAATGCAAGCAACAGCAATCTGGATAACAGTTGGATCATCCGCGTGGATTACACTGCAAATGCCTGGACATTTGTGTCACGCCGCACACGCATCATTTTTGGATCAGACGAGCGTATTCGCTTCTACAATCAGAATGGCCGCCGCCGCTTTAACGTGGATACCAACAAGCCTGACCGTGATCGTATCGTGATCTCCAAGATCAACACACGACCGGGTGGCAGCTATTACCCAATTGAGGAAGAACTGCCATTCTACACCTACCGTTACTACACTGAGCCTGATGGCTATACTGATGACCGCAAGGTTATCGTGACGCTGTCTGATATTGACAATGACAATTACCCAGACAATCCGCTAGCCCTTAAAACTCTGGTTGGTGCAGATACAATTAACATCAACACGATTCAAGAGGACGGATTTGAATACGTAGTGCGTTCTGACTTTGGAACCAGCGTTCCAGGTCGAGAAGATCTAGTGTTTGTTTGGAAACGAATCAGCACCAGCAATTACAGAATTGATCCCAGCCTCAGCAACATCATTGATGTGTTCGTTCTTAACCAAAATTACGACACTAAATATCGAGAGTGGATTGCAGACAATCGTCTTGTCGCTACAAAGCCTGAACCTCCAACTGAAATTGCACTAGAGAAGCAATTCACCAGCCTGGAATCCAAGAAGGCAATTAGCGACTCCGTCGTGTATCGCGCCGCAGAATACAAGATTCTATTCGGAGAATTAGCCGATGTGGAATTGAAGGGCAGATTCAAGATTGTGAAAGTAACAGGGACAACACTCACTGATAACGAAATTAAGTCACGAGTCTTAACTGCAATCAATACGTTCTTCAATATCGACAATTGGGACTTTGGTGAAACATTCTACTTCACTGAATTGAGTGCTTATATACACCAGCAATTGCCGGGCATTATAAGCAGCGTGGTAATTGTGCCAGTTCAAAGCAATGGCGTATTTGGCGATTTGTTCCAGATTACACCAGAGAGCAATGAATTGTTTATTCCAGACGTAACACTACGAGACATAGACATTGTCGACTCATTGAATTCACTATAAGGTAAATGCATGGCTAAAGATTACAGCGCCAATCCAACAGACGTAAAAAACTTCACATCAAGTGCTGAGACCAATCTACCACAGACGATTCAGGACTATAGTGAGTTTCTACCTGCTATCAACCGTAGTGAATCACTACAGCGTTTCTTTGGCGCAACTGTAAACCAACTGTTGAGCAGCGGCTCCACTCAGAGCATTGATGTCTACTGGGGTAGACTGAGCGGTCGTAACTACAACCCAGGCGTTGAATTGTTCAACCCTGAGACTGATGCAACACGCTTGAACTACCAATTTCAGCCTGGTGTTGTGTCCAAGTTGGGTGGTAAGACACAACAGACTGTTAGCTACATCAACTGGCTCAAGCGAATCGAAAGCTTGGGCGCAGACACGTCAAACCATGACCGCTTGTTTGCTGAACCAGGCTATGTGCTGGACCTGCCAATCAACGTTGACATGTTTGTCAACTACCGCAATTACTACTGGCTGGAAGGCAACATTCCGCTAATCGAAATCGAAGCCACTGTGGATGCCCCTATCGACATTGACAACATCACGCTGGTATCGCAATACACCACGCCAGTATTGGGCAATTACAAGTCAGTGGAATTTGTGACTGGCTTGCGTGTCAAGTTTACTGGCCCATATGTGACCAGCACCAGCGGCGACTACTTTGCTGACAGCATCTACTTTGTAGAAAATGTGGGCGGCCAGGGCGGCATCCGTTTGGTTGAGATTGTAGACCCATCAGGAGCAATCCTATTCCCTGCCGTGACTCCATATTTGATTGAGTCACGTGAAGGCTGGGACACTGTAAACTGGGATACTACTCCTTGGGATGGCACTGCACTGTTTGAAGAATACAACATCGTAACCAACGAGACTCGTGAAGACCTAGTGCTCAACAAGAGTTACATCGTCATGCAGCGTTGGGCAACTGACAAGAATGCATGGGCACGTTCCAACCGTTGGTTCTCTATCCATGCATTGCGCATTGCAACAGAATACAACGGCCTAGAGCTGGAAGCTTACCTCAACGTTCGCACTCGTGCTGATAGACCCATCATTGAATTCTTCGCCAACATGGAGCTCTACAACACTTGCAAGAACTTCGTTGAACTGGTGGACTACGTGGTCAGCCTCGAACAGGTCACTGTGATGCTGTCAGGCGTGAGCGAGTTCTTGGTTGACAGCGAAAACGCATTACAAAACGGCGACATCATCCTTGTAGCCAAGGAAGAAGTTGGTGGTATTGAGATCATCGAATTCGACCAGGACTTCAATAACGACTTTGACTCAGGAATGGTTGTGAGCGGTCCGTTCAGCTCAGCATTCAGCGGATCATACAGCACTGGTGTTCAGACCACATACTACGAAGAAGCGTTCATCGTTGACGGTGTTGGCACAAACATCACTTTGATTCCATACGCATCCTACAATGAGGATGACTATGTCATCGTGGCTAAGGGCACTGAAAAGGGCGCTATCTACGGCTTCAAGGACGGACTGTGGGGCTTGGACCAGAACAAGGACACTCGTGGTAGTGCTCCGCTGTTCAACCTGTATACACAATTCCAGGAGCCAATCGAGGACTTTGAAAACAACGATTTCCTAGGCGACAAGATTTTTGAATACCGTATCAACAGTGCTGGTGCATTTGACCGTGAATTGGGATTGAACCCGGCATTTGCTGATCAAGGTGGATTTAGCAACTATGCATTCGATTGGTCACTCAGCAACAATCGTTATAACCGCAACGTTACTGTGGATTCGCGTGAAGAGATTCAGGGCTATTACTACTGGCGTGATTGGGTTGATGAAGAGTATTACAATGGCTGGTCCAACATTCGTGGCGGACAGCGTGTTCCTGTAATTCAGACTGCAATCTGTGATGGAGTCAATCAACCTGTATTTGAATTGGGCACTGAAGCAATTGAGCGCCCAACAGAGTTCACTGTAATTCTCGAGCAAAGCAATTACCGTTGGTATGAGCATAGCTATATCGATCGTCATTCAGTGGGATATGCAAACCCAGAGTTCATTTGGAAATACGACACTGTCTACACAATCAATGATCTAATCTCAGTCTCAAATAACAAGCTAGAGTTTGTTGATCCGTTCGGCAATGCGGACGCAAATATCACTGTAAACGTTGTTAGCGACATTCTAGTAGAAGTCACTGTGAGTTCAACATATGAATACGACACTGTATTGTATCGTGATCAAGCCGATCCAACTAACTCGGGTGAAATCCACCTTAGCGATAGCAACCAGAAACGAATCCGTTTGGTTCGTAACGGCAGCTTATTGTATGAAGATGTTGATTACACCATTACTGGATCCACTGTGGATATTACTATCCCATGTGATGAAAATGACGTAATTGAATTGTCATACATTGCAGACACTGACTTGACCAATGCGGTTTATGATGTTGCACCAGTGCACTTCTACAATAACACCAACCGTCCGTTTACACAGGCGGGCTATGACGATCTAATCAACCACTTTACTCGTCAGCTGGGAGCAATGCCAGGCTTTGAAGGCAATGTGATGGGACTAAACAACTATCACCAGACATTGCATATGCTCACTTACGATGGTTTGATTCGTCAGCAAATCTTCCGCACCAAGAACATTCAGTATTTGCTGGACCAGGAAAACATTAACCCAATTCGTGCACTCAAGACTTTTGCACGTGACTACTCAGACTTCAAGCGTTCGTTCCGTAACAAGGTTCGTCAGCTCTGGAATACCAATGAGTGGGCAAACGTGTTTGAATTAGTTGACCGTGCACTGAGTGACATCCACATTGGTAAGAGCGGTGAGTTCAAATATGCCAACAGTGACATGGCTTACTACAAAGCTTCCAAGCGCCGTGTGTATACTATAACAGATGCAACACTTGTGTTCGCGCTGCCAGATCTTATCAACAAGTATGGCGACGTGCAGAACCACGTTCAGATCTGGCTCAAGGAATGGGATGCTGGCGCAGTTGATTACATCACTCGTCCACTGACCCGTAACCTCGACTACACCATTGATGGACCAAGTGTAGTGTTGACTAGCCCTGCCGCACTACCACCAGGCGATCCACTTCTCAGCCAGACACAGTTGTTTGTGCGTTGGATTGACCACCGCCAATACAGCCACATTCCGTTCAGTGCTGTCAAACTGGGCTTCTTCAAGCCTACACAAGTTGAAGTTGTGGACGGCATCCTGTATGGTCACGATGGATCCACATACGAGCTAACCGGCACAGAACTATTCAACATGAAGAGCAGCGACTTTGACGTTGTGGGCGCTGCAATGTGGGATTATGAATTGCGTGTGTTCAACAACTTGGTCAGTGACCACTTGGTTGACGACGACATGGGCCAGGATATGCGTGACTTCTATCCAAACCCTGTGAATGAATTCGCCTACGACATTCCTGATATGACTGTGCGATTGGACGACTGGTATAACCGTTGGGCTAACCGTAACGACGTTGTGGAAGTCGACGAATATGACTACGATGTGCTAGACGAATTCACTTGGAATTACAGCACTGTGGGACCTAACTTGGGAAGCTGGCGCTCACTGTATGTTTACAACTTTGGCACAGACCGCCCGCACACTCACCCATGGGAGATGTTGGGTCACTTTGTTAAGCCAGCGTGGTGGGATACATATTACTCGTGGACCACTGGTCCTCTGAGAAGTGCGCTGTTGCTTGCATTGCAGTATGGCATCACAGGTAACGCAACCACACCGTTCTACGTTGACGTTCGTTACGCGCATCCAAACTATGACTGGTTCAGCGATGTGTTGGTTACCTCAGATGGAACAGCCACACTTCGTGGGCCAGTGACTGCAAATGTGGTCACAGCACCTGCTAGTGTAGATGCTGCCAAGAACTTTGTGTTTGGTGACTGGAGTGAGATTGAAAATCGTTGGCGCAAGAGCAGCGAATACCTATTCGCTCTAGCTGAAGTTTACCTACAGCTCAAGCCTTACCGAACTCACGAAACCTTCTGGAATCTGGACCGCTGGAAGATCAACCGCACCGTTACACAAGAACAATGGATTGATCCTGACACTGGATTCCGTCAGCACGATACTGAAATGCACAATCAGCAAATCACTGAAGGTGTTATCACTCGTATCCGTGTGCTTGAAGCTGGAACAGGCTATTCCTACCTCAACCTCGTGTTCACCCAGGATCGTGTGCCAAGTCGCACCGCCGCAGCAACAGCTTACACAAACGCTGGTTCAATCGTGGGCGTCACTGTGGACCACCCAGGTCGCGGTTTCAGCAAAGAGCCGCTCGTGGCATTGGCTGGCCCAATTGCATCAGAAGGCATTGAACTTGAGTATGTGATTGACTTTGATTTCACTGTGACACACTTGGGCTTCAACACGCTGCCAGCTGAAGAATACCGTGTGAACACTGTATATACAAATGACCTGGCTGAGATCCTTGATGGCTTGGATATCAACTACATGTTGCATGTTGGTGGTTACACTGACAAGCGTATCCTCAATATCGAAATTGATGGCGACTACCAGAGTGGACTGGTCCGTATTCCTGAGAGCAGCTATGAGATCATCATTGACCGCAACGCACCAAATCAGATTGTGTTCTACTCAGGTGTCAAGATTGAAAAGCTTGAGGGCATAGGATACCGCGTGGATGGTTACAACCTGGACAGCAAGTTCTTCACATACCTTCGTCCATCAACTGGTGGTAAGAGCGTGGCAGTCACCGTGGGCAACACTACAGTTACCAAGCACCTTAACTGGCGCAATGAACTGACCAGAATTCCATACCGCTCAACATTCACCAAGCGCCAAGAGCTATATCAGTTCTTGCTGGGCTTGGGCAAATACTATGAGTCAATTGGATTCTCGGTGTTTGAGAAATGGGAAGCTGATGCACGGGCAGCCGTGGAATGGGCACTGAGCACGTCAACTGAACCGCTATACGTAAATGGTATCGTAGACACCATTGTGTTCCGTCAGGGCACACAGGGCATGGCACAGACTGTAGACGTAAACTATGATGGCGTTCCAAACGTGTTGGACCAGAATTACAAGAGCATTCGTCGCAGCGAGATGTTGGTGCTTCGTGATGAAGACCAGACTGAATACTCGCTCAAGACTGGTGATGATCGTATCTACGGTTTGGGCGTTCGTGTTGCTGAGTTTGAGCACGTGATCACAATTGACAACATCACCACTTTCAACGACCCAATCTACCAGCCAGAAATTGGTATTGGACAGACACGTGTCAGACTGTTGGGTGAAAAGACTAGAAACTGGAACGGACGAGTTGAAGCCCCAGGCTACATCGTGCGCAACAATGGTCTCATCCTCAACATTGAAAGCAGTGTGCGTGAACTTGAGCGTGACTGGGTATCGTCAGAGAGCAAAGCTCTTGAGCGCCTAACACGTCAGACTATTGGCTACAACGTTGGATACAGCAAGCCAACCTACATGACCAATACCTTTATTGGTGACTTGGCTGCATACCGCTTTGAAAAGGGCGAACGCAAATACAAGGGCACTGCCAACGCAATTGCTGCAATGACTCGTAACAAGAACATCTTTGGTTCAGAGTTCGCACACGAAATGTATGAAGAATGGATGATCCGTCTAGGCGATTACGGTGACAAGAGCGAGCGCAACCCATTGCAATTTGTAGTGGACCGCAACAAGATCAAGAGCGACCCACAACACTTCCGTTTCAACGATGGATTTGTGAGTGACAAGAGCGACGATCTAATCATTGACTTGCACAAGGGCGCTAGCGATGCAGTCAGCGGAAACTACAGCGATCCATTCAGTGTATATGATGTGTTGCGTTTGGACAACACTAGCATCGAGGACTTGGAACAATACCAGAGCTTTACTCGTGATGCTGGATTGCCGCTAGTTGACGAAATCGACTACTTCCTAGCATCAATTGACGACGTAGATGAAATCTACGACCCAACTGAAGAATACGCGCTGATCAGAAACTGGAGCGAGTCATCAGCCTACGTGCAGGGTGACCGTGTGCGTCGTTATGGCTATGTGTATCGCTTGCTGATCAGTTCAACTGGTCTAACCAACCTAACTGATGACATTGTAATCCGCGGAACCCAGGTGTTCCCAGAGATTGCAAACGGTTTGACATTTATTGCAAACGGGCAGACTGTGACGTTCGCCAAGACCAACACGTCTGTGACATATGCACCAATCGTGTTGGATGGTAGCGTAAGCGTTCCAACAGTGCCATCAGGTGACACTTTGGTAATCGACGGCGTCAACGTGAACTTCATCAAGACTGCGACCACTGTAACCTACGGCGATATCGTATTGGCTGGTAACGTGAGCAACCCGGCGGTTATTAACAGCGCAACCTACACATTGACTATCGGTTATGCCAACAGCGATAGCGTTCCACTCAGCGTGGTAAATGTGGACTTTGATGAACTGTATCCATACCTCACAATGCAAATCATCTGGTTGAATGCATTGACTGATGCTATTGATATCGCAAATGGATCAATTGATCCTGCAACTGAGACTAATGCCCGTATTACAGCTCTTGCAGCATTGCAGGCAGCATACGTTGGACTGAACGGATCAGCCGCTTGGGAAACATTCATCGACAACTATTACGATGCAGCCACAACTCCAGCACGTTACCTCAACCCACAATACCTAGGCGCGCAAGTTCTTGCCAACCCAGGCACTGTATGGGAAAGCGAAGCACGTGATCTTATCAACCTTGACCTAGCACTAATCACTGATATCGGCAGTGCACATTCTGAAACTGAAGCCACCATGGTTTCGGGTGTGCTAACCAATGCCACAACATTCAACGCGGCGCGCAATGCTGCCAACACCTTGTTGGACTTCACTGCTACTGCCACAGCAAACAATGAGAACCTACAGGACCTCCGTGCATTTATGGAAGCCAACGGGGCAACCACAATCACTCTGGGGCAAGAAGTAACCGTCACCAATCCAACTGAATACGTGACTGACAACTTGACTTCAATTGCCAACAAGATTGCAGACGCATTGGATGCCGCAGGCGCTCCATCAACTATCAGCGTGTCACCGGCTGGCAACGTAATCACATTGACTCGTGTGGGTAACGAAGAAGGATACCGTTTGGGCGTAAGCACAAACGCTGATCTAGGATTCCTGGCAGGAGACAATGACGTAGAAACACAGGGCACCAGCGCAACTGGTCCAGTCAACCTAACACTGGCAGAAGCTGTCACAGCTATCAACAACGCTGATGTGACTGGCGTCACTGCACAGACAAATGGATCAGTGATCCGTATCGTCAGCGTGAACCAGACATTGACTATTGGTAGCAGCACTGCAAACAACGATTTGGGCATTAACGCTGGTAACTACAACGCAACAGCGTCTACAGCAACAATACCAGTAAACCTGTCAATTGGCGATGTCGTGACTCAGATCAACGTGGCCAACATACCTGACCTAAGCGCATCACAGGTGTCTGGTGCATTGCTGTTGTCATACGTGGGTGACACATTGACAATTGGTGCGGGCACTGCCAATGAGGAATTGGGGATCAGTGCTGACATCTACGAAGCTAGAACTGAAGTCGTGCAAAACGTATTCAATGAAGATGATTGGGCACGGGTTCAGGATCCAGCCCACTTCAACATATGGACAATTGACAACATTGGATCCAATCCTCTGGCGCCGGCTGTCACCACAAACCGTTACGACGTTTACCAGACCATTGACTTCAACATCGGTGTCCTGGAAATTTGTGCGGGTGAATACCGCGGTGACGATGCATTGGTCAAAACAGACGCAGAGCACACACTGAATGAGGGCGACTATGTCCTAATCGTGAACTCAACCTGTGTTCCAAGTGCTGACGGAATTCATCGTGTAACTGCCGTTGCAGACGACTTGGCATTCTATATTGACCGCTACATTGAGGAAAAAGGATTCACTGGCAAGATACTGCCATTGCGTTCAGTTCGTTTCCCCAACAGTGTGGTGGCAAGAAGTGCTATGGCTAACTCTAACTATGTGTTGGGCGCCGACGGACTACGTGACGGCGACTACGTTTACGTGGACGAAGTGCTAGACGATAACAGCAACTCACTTGGCTATGGCGCAGTGTATCGTGTTCAGAGAAGCTCAGATGGTGCTGGACTTGCACTAGTGCGCAACGAGAATGGCAAAACCAACAACAGCCGTCTACGCAATGGGCTGCTTTACAGCGCCAAGAGCGGTGACACTGTAATCAAGTTTGAAGTATTTGATCCGCTCAAAGGAATCATTCCAGGTATCGCTGATCGTGAAATCGACCTGCGTAGCGATGTTGACCTTGCCTACTACAATAACAGCACTGACCCAGAATTGGAGATTAGATCACAGACTGCATGGGGCCAAGAGCGTGTGGGCACAGTATGGTGGGATTTGAGCAAGGCTATCTACCTCAACTACGACCAGAGCACACCAGAATATCGCCAGGCACATTGGGGTGAATTGTTCCCAACTGCTACCATTGAAGTTTATGAGTGGACCAAGAGCCCGGTAACTCCAGATGAGTATGTGGGTGTTGTGCGCTCAGGCACTGTGATTGACGGCATTGAGCTTACAGGCATCCCATACTCAGTGGTGGACCAGTATGGCGAAGACCAGTATTACTGGAGTGAAGAGGTTGAGCTCAACCCCAACACAAACCAGCTTGAGACCTACTTCTACTTCTGGGTTAAGAACAAGACCACAACGCCAACACTTGAGCGTGAATACTCAGTGCTTCAGCTGACTGAAATCATCCGTGAGCCAAATACTCAACAAGTTAACTGGCTGGCAGCAACCAGTGAGAACACATTGCTTGTGAGCAGCTTGGGACGTTCAACAGGTTATGATGATCTGGTCATGGTTGTCAACTTTGACTCCAATCCAAACGACTACCACCAGGAATTCCTCCTGCTGGCGGAAAACGATCCATCCACCTTTATTCCAGAATGGCTGCACATCAGTCTGCGTGATAGCTTGGCAGGATTTACCCAAGCTACCACGACCTACGAATACGAGGATTGGGATTCAGGCACCACTTACTCACCAGGACGTGTGGTTCGCAGCGGCACTGGAAAATACTTCAGCGCTCACACTGAGTCACTCAATATCAACCCTGATGCCAACAACGGTAAAGACTACTGGACCCAGCTTGAGTTTGTAGCCAACAACCCAGATGGGGTGTTTGGTGGATTGGACACTGTGGAAGTCAGTGTGCCTAAAAACATTCCTGATCTCACGCTACACCCGCTTGTGCGTTACGGTCTAGAGACACGTCCACACCAGACTTGGTTCAAGGACATTGATGCAGCACGCCGTGTCGCAGTGGACAAGATCAACGACCAACTCAAGAGCATCAACCTTGTGGACAGCGACATTCCATGGAGAGAAGAATTCGACCGCACTATCAACTTGGGCGCCTTGGAATACGACATCCGTGACTACTGGAATTTCAGCGACTGGGCAAGCAAAAACTTCATCTACGATGAAGGCGTGGGCGATTACTTCCTTGAGGATGCAAGCGAACTGTCTGCCCTGAATCCAATTGAGGGCGAGTTTGCACACATCTCAACCAGCACAGACACTGACTCCAGAAACCGTATCCAAGTGATGCAGTATCAGAGCGGTGCCTGGGTTCTTGTATACAAGGAAAATGCAACTATCCAATTCAACGACTTGCTATGGGACACTGAGGAAAGTGGACATGGCTGGGACGTTGTGGGCTGGGACACTGACGAATGGGACAAGAGCTCAAGCGCAATCATGGTAGAAATCTTCAACAGCTTCTACTACCGTATCTGGGCTGAAGAACGAGCAAGCTTGTATGATGACCTATGGTTCCACCTTGCCAAGCACGTATTCCACGAGCAGCGCGAAGTGGATTGGATCTTCAAGAGCAGCTATTTCAAGGTGATTGCAGAAGACACGCTGGAGAAGCAATACAACAAATACTTCACTGAAAACGTGGATGAGTTCTTTGACTACATTGATGCAGTCAAGCCGTTCCGCAGCAAGTTGCGTGAAGCCATTGTTCGCAAGACTGCGGATGATCAGGCTGACATGACTCCTGAGGACACAATTGAACTTCGCATCCAGACCAACCCGCTGCTAACATTCTCGAGCGATGCGGATGAGCAGAACGGACAGAAGATCTTTGATCCGTTTACCCGCGCATTCCGCATCACAGTGGGTCGTGACGGTGCCAACTACTCCAGCCAGATCATTGACGATCGCAAAGTGCTGTTAGGTATTCGTATTGGTCCAGCGGACACCATCATTCCGTTCCTAAACAACGGTGTGGGCACACTGCCATCATCAGGTGCGTTTTGGATCAATGGTGAGCGAATCGAATACACTGGACAAACCAACGTGTCAACCAGTGGAATTGGTTCAGGCTTTAGCAGCGGCTTCAGCACTGGCTTCAGCGGCGTTACACTGTTGACAGGCGTGACTCGTGGAACGCAGGGCACCTTTGCTCGTGCACACACTTACGCCGACATCATGGAAGGCGAAATCGCGCTAACTGAAAATGCTGCACTCAGCACATACGCCAACACTATCACACCAGCCTGGAATGAACTGAATGACGGACTGTTGGATGCTGACAACGCAAACACAAACGGCGCGGCAATCCGTGGCACTCCGTTGGCTATCACCAACATCAGTGCAACCAATCCAGCTGTGGTCACGGTGAGCAGCACTGCTTCGCTTACAACTGGAATGCGTGTGGGTCTGCGCAGCATTTTGGGAATGACTGAGTTGACTGATCGTGGCTTTACAGTGACAGTGATTAACGGAACCCAATTCAGCTTGGATGGAGAAGATGCAACTGGATACACTGCATACACTTCAGGCGGTATCGTTGACAATGGCGCATTGTTTGGCACTATTGAACCATACGGCTACGTATTGTATGCTCAATGGTTGACATTGCAAGAGCCTGCAACCGCAATTGCACAATTCCAGGATGAACTAGAAGAGTTGATTGAAGTGTATTGGGCTCTAAACCACCAGGATCTAACTGGTGACCTAACACTGATCACATCAGACACCATAAAATATCTAGCTGACGGATCAAAGATTCCGTAAGCAATAAATACTACAACCGAGGAACAAAGATGGTAGTTAACACAATTCAAGAATTGATCAGCTTGCTCAACCAAGTTGATATTGATGCGACGGTGCTCGCAGCAATTGCCAACGATTCAGCAACAGCAACCGTCAGCGGTCCAGGACCTGGCCTAGTTACAACACGGCTGGGAACAAACGTTAAAAATGTGCAAAAGGTAATTGCGGATATCGAGAATAACATCATTTCCGGTATCCGTCCAAACGTTCAAGATGAGGGCGCAACCATAGTTGATTCTCCAGACGGAATTAACTTTGTAGGTGCATCTGTCACCGTGACTGACGTCAGCGGCGTTGCAACAGTTACTATTGCTGATCCATCAGTAAGCAAGTCAGGCACCCCGGTTGATAATCAGGTTGCTGTTTGGACTGGTAACGGGCCAATCGAGGGCAACTCGACACTCACCTTTGATGGTGCAGTGCTCACAGTGAATGCGCCTAGTGCACCCAGCTTGAATATTACCGACAGCAACGACGCAACCACATTGTTGGCAACCATCATCAATCCTGGCACACCAGTTGCAATCATCGGAACCACCACTGCCCATGCCCTGCGTTTCCAGACCAGCAACACCCCAAGAGTGAGTATCACTCCTGCAGGACTTATTGGTATCGGAACCAACAACCCATCACAGCTTCTAACACTGAACGCTGAAACACCAACCATTCGTCTGCAGGATGCTAGCTCACTAAACTTCAGTGAAATCTCCAACAGCGATACCATCCTACGCTTTGCAGTAGACACCGCAAACACAGAAGCATCAAGTGCTATCGTGTTTGAAATGGATGCCGCCGAGGTTGCACGTTTTTCAGACGGCAACTTGATTATGTTTGGCGACAACTATGTTCGTGCTGCTTCAGCAGTAAACCCGCAGATTGGTGCGTCATACAACTTGGCGCTCACTGATACAAATGGCATAGTCACCATGGCAAACGCCGGCGCCAACTCGGTCATAATCGACCCAGTTGCTACCACTGCATACCCAGTGGGCTATGTGACTGAGGTAATTCAGCTTGGGGCTGGTGCAACCACAATCGATGCTGGACCTGGGGTGACACTGAATGGTGTTGTGGCTGGCAACGGCACAATCACAGCACAATATGACGTTGTGCGCCTACGACACGTTGCATCCAATGTTTGGATTGTTAGCGGCGATATTGGAGCAATTGCATAATGGCTAGAGAGATTATCAACACAGGCACAGTTGCCAATGACGGCACCGGCGATCCAGTCCGCAATGCTTTCATCAAAGTCAACAACATGACCAGCGAGCTTTATACTGCACTGGGTGACGGAAGCCTACTTAACTCATATGTAGCATCAACTGGTGCGCCTGTCAACAACCAAGTTGCGGTTTGGGTGGATGCAAGCCAAATTGAAGGCACTGCACAGATGACTTTTGATAGTTCAACTGTAGCATTGCGTTTGACGGGTTTGGAGCCAAACCTTCAGCTGGCGGCGACAGGCAACACTGGCATTTATGGTGTATATGCAGAACCAGCAGGATTGATCATTGCAAGTGATGAAGGCAGTTTGGATGCAGGATCATTCCTGTCAATCAAGGTTGACGGAAGCGAAGTGATTTACATTGACGACCAACTCAACGTTGGTATGGGCACTATCACTCCAACTGTAAAGTTGGACGTTGATGGACAGATTAAAACCAGTGCAACCACCGTTGTGGGATTGCCATTGGCCTCAGTGGCAGGAGCAGGTGCTCGTGGATTCGTAACTGATGCCACTGCGACCACATTTGGCTCTGTGGTAGCGGGTGGCGGCACGGATGCCGTGCCAGTATTTTCAGACGGAACAGATTGGCTAATTGGTTAAGGAACGCAAATGACACAAGTAAGCAGAACACAATACAAGATAGACACTGCAACGCTCTATCCTGATAACACCTCGGGATTGATTTCCCCTGCTGACTTGCGGGCACAAGTAGACAACATTGCTGACAGTGCAG